CGTTCAGTCCACAAGTTCCGCCAGCTGGAACAATGACAGCCGAATGGAGCAATCTGACATGCTACCTGACTGAGTATCACCCGCAGGGCACGGTTGGCCTGCACTTCTACCGGCGTGAACTACTCACGCCACCTACTGAAGAAGTAGCTGCTGTATGGGGTGAGTGGAAGCGTCTGCCTGACGTGGATTGCTACGGCACACCTTCAGTGGCAGATGATTGGCTTCACCCCATCTGGAGGCGTGTCATCAAACTGAGGCGTTATGTTGATGATGCTCCTATCCACGCTCCTGTGGCTTCTCCTCAAAGCAGGTTGACGAAGCTCCATCGCCTGCTTCGTGGCGATCCGATCAAAGATAAAGACGTGTTGTTTGCGTACCTCCGCAAGCCCGATATTGTCACACCTGTGACAGTGGCAGCGATGATTGAAGGCGTGTCTGTGCAGGTGCCTACTGGCCAAGTCACCGTGAAAGAGCAGTACGATAGCGTCTATGTCAATAGCGATCCAGTCACCGGCAAGCCGATCAGCATGAAGCAGGTTTACAACGGCGATGTCATCGTCAACCCTAAGGAACGCTTCACGGTGACTTGCCCCGTCATTGACGAATGGGGAAACAACGATCAGGGAACAACAGGCGGGAAGCCTGAGCAGAAGTTTGGCCGACGCATTCGGGCCGGTGACAACGGCGAGTGGTTTATCGATCAGGCGACCAGCCAAGGAGGTCATAAGTCGTGGCCAGTGTATCTGGTGCATAACCAGTACAGTCGATTGATCGGAGCGAACATCAAGGCCAATGGTGGGGATGGCATTGCATACTCTGATTACTCCGGGGGGCAGGCGTTTGGAAATCAGTTCAAAGAGTGCAAAGTTAATGCACCGATGGTGGCAGGTGGGCGAGTGACTGTAGGTGTTCGTGCCGACCATGATTGTGCCCCTAGCCATCACCCATCAGAGCAGTTATTCAGTGATTGCACCATCAACGGTGGCATTGCTGTAATGCTTGGAGGCAATCAGGCCGCTAACATTCGCTTTGACCGGCTCCACGCTAACAGCACGTCACCTGATCCAAGAGGAAGCGTCTTCTATGTGGTCAATCCAAATCCAATCAAGATGAGCGGAGGCATCTACTGCGATAGCTACATTGACTCACAGATGCTTCTGACTGGAAGACGTGGCGTGATATTCCGCTGTGCAGGCTACTACGCAAACTTGCAAGTATCCGACATTTGGGTGGATGCTGGCTTTGTCCGGCTCATTGAAACCAATGGCGTTGGAACGATGCTTGAATTGACAGGCGGCAAGTTGAACGTGCGAGGAACCAAGCCAGTGCTCGGCCTGTTCAGTGGCGTGATACCCTACAAGACGACTTGGAGCATCACCGGCGTTCAGACTCAGTACGACCAAAACACATCGCCAGCCCGCGTCATCAGCCACAACTATCGATCAGCGGAGCTACTCTACCAGCGAACTGGGCTTGATACGATGGTGCTGAAGGAGCCAAGTCAAGACGTTGCTACCACGATGTTACGGAGGTTCACCCGTGACAATCCGAATCAGCAGCTTTCACCACGAGATGAGCCGGGCTACCGAATGACAATCAACGTCGTCGATAGGCCATACACCACGATCTACAACAATCTGACTACGGGTAAGAAGGTCACAATGGAAGATGTCCAGCCGTGACACCTTCGCAGCCAGTGCTTCCGTGGGGGAACGCTGCCCCGTAAAGCGCACCGTAGAGCATTGAGCCTGACTCAAACAACGAGGCAGGCCATGCCACAGACCAAGACTCAGACCAGAAGCCTGGCAACCATCAAGCGTGAACGCGCTGATGCTGGGCAAAAAGTGCTCGAAATGCGTTCCCTGCTCACTCCGGAGAAGCGAGACTTCACGGATGGTGAGCAGTCCGAATGGGAAACACGAAACAAGTCCTACAACGACCTCGACCGCGAATATCAGCGAGCCAAGGACTTCGCCAAGGTCGAAGATGGCATTGCTGAGCGTGATGACGATGGCCGGGTGGGTGCTGGAGATTTCCTACCCCCCGAACTTCGCAATCGATCCAAGAAGGGCCGTCGAGCAGAGGGTGAACGTCAGCAACAGTCAATCGCTGAGAGGCAGGCGGATAGCAACCTTGCTCTCCAGGCTTGGTTCAAGCGAAAAGTTGGCGTTGACCTGAACGAGCGAGAACTCGCTGCCTGCAAACGGCTCAATTTCAAGCCTTCTCAACGAGGGCTGGAATTTAACTTGATGGGCACAGAAGAGGCTCGCAACCTCCAAAGACCATATCAACTTTTCAATCGCAGCAATGCACGGCATGAGGCTGAGCGATCACTGGAAAAGCGAGGTTTTAACACCTACGACCCCACTGCTGGTGGCGTGTTGGTCAACCCGACATTTGCCTCGCAACTCGAACTCGCCATGCTCGATTTTTCGGGCGTTATGCAGGTTGCTGAAGTCATCACCACTGGTACGGGGGCTGAACTTCGTTGGCCAACTGGCAACGATACCAGCAACTCGGGCGAACTGCTGAACTCGGCAACTGCTCCAACCACAGACACGTCTACTCCGTTTGCGAGCAAGTCATGGTTTGCCTACAAGTTCTCCAGCAAGCTCATCAAAGTTGATCAGGAGTTGATCGAAGACAATTCGTTCAACCTCCCCGCTGTGATCGCAGGCATGCTGGGTGAGCGACTTGGCCGCAGCATCAACACCTACTGCACAACTGGCAATGGTGCCAATGAACCAGAAGGTATCGTCACTGGCTCTTCGGTGGGCAAGACGGCTGCTTCTGCAACAGCAATTACCGCTGCTGAACTGATCGATCTTCAGCACTCAGTTGACCCTGCCTATCGTGGCGGCGCAGCCTTCATGATGCACGACTCGGTGCTGGCCTACATCCGCAAGTTGCAGGACAGCCAGAACCGGTTCTACATCAACTTCATTGATGGCCTGCGTGAAGGTGTGCCTGATCGACTACTCGGCTGGCCAATCTACATCAACCAGGCGATGGACAGTACTGTAGCTGCCACCAAGAAGACCATTCTTGCTGGTCAACTCAGCAAGTACAAGATGCGACGGGTGAACGCTGTTCGCATGTACCGGCTGCAAGAGCGTTACCGCGACACCGACCAAGATGGCTTTGTCGCATTCCTTCGCTTGGACGGCAAACTGCTTAACGCTGGCGTGAACCCCGTCAAGCACTTCCTGCAATCGTAACCAAAATGGCCAAACATCAGCCACAAATTGTTCGCACTGCTGCTCTGGTACCAGGCCGGGCAGCGATTGCCTATCCGCAACCACGCAACCCAAGGACACAAAACCATGATCGGCTCCCTGCTCAAAGAGTGCAAGATCGTAGCAATCAGCCCCGACGCGGCAGCGGCACAAACTGATATTGAGCCAGTCACAATTGACATGTCAGGCTACAAGTCAATCTGTGTCATTGCCTCGCTTGGTGACGTGGCTGATACCTGCGTTCTTCACCTGAAATTGAAGACCTCTGCCACCAACGCTGCTGGAACTGCCATCTCTGGCACGTCTGCTGTGACCGCTGGTGCATCCAACTACGACGACAAGTTGCTAGTGCTGGATGTGAAGAACGTCACTCTGCGATATGCAACCCCATCTCTTGCACGTGGAACAGCAAACGCTGCAGTGAATGCCATCATCGCCATCCTCTACAACGGACGTGATTGCCCCGTCACTCAGGGTAGTGACGTGATGCAGAGCACGCTCATCCAGGCATCCTAATGAGGGGTTGACGTGCGACTGCAACTTCTCTCGACACCCAACCCGCTGGCCATTCTCCCCGCTGAGGAGGTGGCCAGTTTCTTGCGCGTTGACAACCCCAGCGACATGGCTGAAATCTCCAGGCTCATTCGGGCAGCGTTCAGCAAGTTCGAAGAATACACCGGCAGGCAGGTAGCAACCGCAACGTACAAGATGACTTTGCGTTCATTTCCCCGCTGTGGCCGATTTATTCGCATCCCCAAGCCACCGCTCGTTTCTATCACCTCTGTGGGCTATTATGCAACCGCTGGATCGCTGACCACGCTGGCCGAATCGACTGGTTACCAGGTGAGCTACGACGAAGTATTTGCTTACCTTGAGTCTGCACCGTCAAGTTACTGGCCTGCAACTGCATCTGGTTTAGCAAATGGGGTAGAGGTCACGTTTTCCTGTGGCTATGGCACTGCCCGCGAGAATGTTGACGAGGATCTGATTCACTCGCTCAAGGTGCTGTGCGGTCACTGGCATGAAAACCGGGAAACGGGCGATCTGCCTGAGTTCATCCAGAACCTGTGGGGTAGTTGGCTGACGGAGGTACATGACTGATGGATGCAGTCACCGTCAAAGCCTCTGAATACCGCGATGCCTGCACGATCCAGCAATACACCGAGGATCAAAACGCAGCCACCGGTGAACTGTCTTACGACGATGCAGCATGGCCAACAGAAGCGGAAACCATGTGCAAGTTTGAGCAGCTTTCCGGGCGTGATTACGTGCTGGCTCAGCAATCTGGCTACGTGGCTAATCATCGTGTGGAACTCAGGTTCAGGCCGGGCATTCGTCCTCGCCTCACTCGGTTGATTGTCAAGGGAATCAAACTCTATGTTGCCCATGCCAACAACGTGGGCAATCGCAATGTGAAGCTCGAAGTTCTCTGCCGGTCGGAAGACATGGTGATGTGATGGCTTTCGCTATCCGTGCCGAAATCACTGGTATCAAGGAACTGATGCAATCGCTGGAGAAGTTCACCCCAGCGGTTCAGCGGAAAATTCTGCGCCCAGCACTTCGGGCAGAAGGCACCAGAGTCCTCAAGGAAGCCCGGGCAAAGGTGCCAGTAGATACCAAGCTCCTCAAGAAGTCGCTCGGCCAGCGAACCAAGACCTACAAGAACGGGCGAGTTGTGGTGATTGTGGGCCCGCGCCATGGGTTTAAGCAGGTCATTAAGGGCGTTGCCAAGAACCCCGTTCGATACGCCCACCTGGTGGAGTATGGGGCAAAGCCTCATTCAATCAGTGCACGGTCGGTGATTGCTACTCGCAAGATGGTTGCGGGCAAATTGCACCCTGGCTTTCCCGGCAGGCTGGTCCTCACCCGTGCCTACAAGACTGCCCTCAATGGCGCAGCGGAGAGAATGGCAGCACGAATGGCGCAAGAAATTGAGAAGCTTGCAGCCAAGGGAAAACTCAAGGTGAGTTGATGTCTGCTGCTCCGACTAGTGCTGCTGAAGAAGTGATCGTCCACCTACTCAAAACGAGCGAGGCGGTTAGCGATTTCATCAAGGAAGGCGAGAACCACCGGTTAGTTCCGGATCAGATCCCCGCTGGCTGGAAGGGCAACCCTGGCATCGTCTATGAACAACAAGGCGACAACCGACAGCGGCTGGTAGATGGCACCGAAACCGGGCTGATTCACGCCACGTTTTCCATTTACTGCATCACTCGCAATCGTGGTGTCAGCCGGGCAATGACCCAGGCTGTTCGTCCCGCTTTGGCTGTCAACGGCTCAGCCACTATCGCAGGCGTTCGCGTTCGCCAGGTCTTTGTGAAGAACGGCGAACGTGACGAGAGCTTGCCGAGCGCCGACGGCAACGAGCCACCCGAAAGATACCGAGCCATTGACGTAGTTGTCCACTACCGAACATAGGAGCCTGACATGGCAAATGACCAGACCATCAGTGCGGGTTGCACGATCAAGTACAAGACGACTTCAGGCGGCTCCTACGCTGCCATTGAGAGCGTCAATTCGTTCAAGCCGGACAACCTCAAGGCCGGCATCATCCCCCTGAAGCGGGCTTTGCAGGACACTTCTCGTTGGCGCAACAAGCGAATGGGCGACCCTGAAGCCGGGCAAGTCGTCGTCGATTGCGTCTGGAACAAGACCGAGTACGCCTTGGTTCGTGGCTGGATCGATAGCCGAACGGAAGGCCTGTACTTCCAGCTTGAGATCGACGACGAACCCACCAAGTCCAAGTGGGAACGCATCGGGTTTATCTGCGATGTGAAAGAGCCCGAGGTAGTGCAGGGTGAAGATGGCGGAGAAGAAACCGTTTGGGCGTTCACCATCTGCATCACCGGCGAGCCTACTTTCACTGCTGGTTCATAAGGAGCTTGATTGATGAAAGCGTTGACGCGAGCAGATTTCCAGGAGCAGAAAACCAACCGGGCAACCGTCATCGGCAAGGCAGAAGTGCCTGCCCTTGGCGGTGTGGTCAGCATCGCCAAGTTGTCAGCAGGCGGACGTGATCGCATCACTGCCGCCATGATAAATCTCGGCAAGGCAGACACTCACTACCACGCACAAGTAGCAGTCGAGGCAGCATGCTCCGAGAACGGCGAGAAGCTATTCACTCAGGCCGACCTCAAGTGGCTGTCTGCTCTTGATGAAGACGCTTTGACTCCCATCGTGGATGAAGCGAATCGGCTCTACAAGATCGCCAAGGAAGACGAAGGCGACAAAGCAAAAAACTCCTCAGCCGGCCAGACCGACGGTTCGGCTACCGACTAGCCTTGATGTTTGGCCGGTGGGATGCAGAGGCTTTCCTTGATGAGATCGATCCAGAGCAGTTCGACTACTGGAAAGCCTTTGCAGAGATCGAACCCTTTGGACCGTGGGCAGACGATCAGCGAAATGCGATGGGGCTGGTGATGCAATCAAGAAACTCCAAAGCCAAAC